TTCTAGCGTGTACTAACAATCGTACTGCTTTAGGTCGTTGGCCTTAACCGTTGTCAAAATATCATCAGCATAATTCGGATTTGTCGCATATACTGGGGCAAGTGCCTGTACAAACTGCTCAATATCACCAGTTTTGCACCAAATCCCCCAGGCATCAGCATACTTAGGTTCTTGCGTAATGAGAATACACCAATCATCGCAGGCTTGATACAAGTTATCATAATCTTTAAAATCTGCTTTAATCTTCCACCATTTATCACCAAGATAAATATGATCATCATCCGGTTCATAGCTGGTTTCATCACCGTATTCTTGTGTCCAAACGCTCAACGATTTATCATTTTCTACAGCCTTACGACCAAATAAATTAAATTCGCCTATCGTGTATTTTCCCCAGCCGGACTCTATCGCCCCCTGAGCAATCAAAATACTGGCAGGCAATCCATAACATTTACATTGTGCCTGTGCTGCTGGTGCAATCCAGTCAATAAATTCTTCAGGTGTCATTAGCCATTCCACCTCGCCGCATACCCACGCGTATCCACATGGACAAACTCATCGTTATAATATCTGCCAATACCATCAGCCCCACACTTTTCTGCAAGTTCGGCTAATTGATCTACAGTCCATCCATCAGGAAGCAGTACATCTGCTGCACATCCCTGAACATGCTGACTATCCGGTACACCACCAACTTCCGCATTATGTGCCGGGCAACGATAAGCACAAGACAAGCTTACTGGACTACCAACACTTTCACGGATTGCATCAAGCACAGTAAGCAAATTAGGATCAATCCCATTCTGTGGCAACATACCACAACATTTACAAACCAATTCTTCATCAGTAAAATATTTACTTCCCATTTTTCATACCTCCATCGTACGGATTATCTCCGTCGTTACTATTTTTCCAACTATCCATAACATATTTCATCATTGCCAATACACCAGCCCCACCTAATGTTGTGAATCCATCCCAACAACTCCTTAAATCAAATTTTGTACCATAAAGGGCGTTAGCCCAATAGCCAACGCCCCAAAATAAAAAGAGCAGCAAAAATGCTGCAATGATACCTTCTATTAGATATTTTTGTATTTTTTTCAACTATGTCCTCACATCCTTACTTATTTACCGCCCCATAAACAGCAATACATGTTGTCACGATCCAAGCTACGAAGCCAGTATAACCATTCTGCTTTTTCTCTCGTTCTGACAGCATCGTTTCTACTCGTGCCAGCCGATCGGACAAATCATCCATTTTAACAAAAAGCCTTTTTATTGACTCCTCTCCCATCCCTTACACCATCCTTTTTCACGTTATTTTGTCGTTGCTTCTGTTTTTTCAGCAGTCGTTGTTGCCACATAACGCGGACAGTCTGTATTTGTGCAATGACCATTAGTATCTTGTTTTGCGCCGCAAATAAAACATCTTTTATCCATTGGTTATTTCCTCCATCTTCTTTTGATATTCAGTTTTCAAGGCTGTATAATCTGATTTAATTCCATCAATAACCGTCTGATTTCCGTTAAGAGTAGCAAGTCCAAGGCTTTGTGCCAAGGTGATAAACTGTGATTGATATTCTGTGTCCAGTTCAGCTGACTTTTGTGCTTTCACTGCATTACTATAGCCGGAAAAAGATGATTCCAGTTGTGCTGTTGTAGGTGTAGCGTCAAACAAAACCTCACCATCCGAAACCGTATATATGCTTTTCACTTTTTTATAAGATAATCCGTTGTTGTAATAACACAATACATCGATTTCCTGTACAATATACGTCCATGCTCCTGATGCAAAATACACGTCATAGCCGGCTTTGGTTTCCGGGGCTAATTCTGTGCAGTTTGCAGGTATCTGCCATGCTCCGCTAATGGGACTACGGTCAGTATAATCAAGAACTTTATCACCTATATACAATCCTGTAACGTCATAAGCATAGACTGTTTTCGTTTCCGTTTTATCCATGTTTTCATACCTCGTTTTAATATTTTATTTGTGGGATCATTGTAATAGCAGGTGGTTGAACTGTCGTTGATGCACCATAAATTGCATTTGAACGGCTTGCATCAAAATATAAACTTGTTGCACCATTTGTACGGCTGTTATGTGCTGCACGGTCCCTAATAGCACCACCATTATACATGGCTCCTCCATAAGTACATTCAATGTCATAGCCCGAATCTGCATAATGCCCGGTAATATTAGGCAGACCAGCGGCAATAGCTGCCCCCGCTGTATCTGCACCTTCTAAAAACCTTCCGCGTAAGTCCGGCACGCGAAAGGTTGTGCTTCCATCACCAACGCTAAAAAGTCCCGAATAACTAGATGCCCATAATGCTTCCGTAGTAGCAAGCGCATTGTCATTTACAAATTTATATAAGCGCGGATATGTAGCACGTGATATCAAGGCCCCATTTGCTTTTATTCTTCCTGTTTTTAAAATGTGCGAATAATCAAGACTACCTACTGATAAACCATCTCTTACATCATCAATGATCCACGTAACTGCTCCATCAGTGACAAGCACACCTGCTGTTGTTCCCCATGTCGGTTCTACTAATGCAGTTTTGCCGCCAACAATACACTCAAGACGTGCCCATGACGGCAGATTAACACTATAGGCAATATCACCAACAATATAAGTTTTATCGCGTTTTAGAATATTTAGTCCACTATTTTCAATGGCTTTCCGTATATCTGCATGTGCATCACTAGCAGTATTATGCTCTTGTATATCAAGTTTTGTCATATATACACTGGTATCTGTAACAACAGTTACACCACTTGCGTTCGCAACAACAATATAGATATCGATGATTTGCTCGTCGATTGGTGTGCTTTTATCCGAAATATAATCAGCTAGATTGCCAGCGTTAGTATAGGCATATAGCTGTTCCGCCCCGTTATCTCCTAATTTTGCATAGATTCCCAACTCTCGTGCAAAAAACCCAATAGACAAACTTGCATTGGACACAACAAAGCGTACTTTAATTTGTCCATCCCCTTGGTTTTTATAGGATTGGATGGGTGCAGTAAGCATTGGATTCTTGGCCGAAGTCAAAGCTTTTATATCTTCTCCATCCGCAAGTTCTCCATCGCCTATTTTCAAATTTGTAAAAATCAATGCCGTACCTGAAGCTTGCGATTCCGCAATCATATTCAGCCCGGCATTCGTCAGGGTAATCCCTGGATATTGTGCCATTTTATCAGCTCCTTAATATAATATGTACCCCTTTTTTAACCAGCCCTACAATGAATATTCCTCCTGTGGATTTGCCTACTTCAAAGCTAACTGCCGGATGAATGGTACTATGTTTTGTTTGTCGCATTACTACTTCAATCGCTAGTGACAGACGTGCATTCTTTGTGTTCCTTATACCAATTGTCATATTCGCTGGAACAATTGCTCGGGCAAAGGTTCGTATCCTCGCTGATTTCAATAACAGTGCTGCCATCGTATCAAGCCACACAATGTATTTATTATAAGCAATGGATACCTCTATATTTCCTGCTCCATAAATTCCATCCAGCATATTTTGCAGACTTCGCTCTGTATAAGGCAGCGATGAATTGATTTTAGACAATATCCGTTTCCGGCGAGTATCCAATGTATCTGTAGACGCTGGATAAAGTTTCAACATGCTCTCCCAGCGAGCCGCCCCATCCTCATCCAGTGAATACACAAACGTATTTAAAAACTGCTTCCATATCGCTTTCCATACTTTTTTAAATTCCGGATTTTCTGCTGCAGCGATCGTTTTAAATTCTTTTGCATTGGCAAGTACATCAGGATAATATCGTTCTACATGTACTGTTCTGATATCAGCTTCCATTTGTTACAGCTCCCCGTACCGCCAGAGCATCAACGCCCAACGTCAGATTTTCTTCAACACCATTTAATTTCGTATGCTGTACATCCGTAATGCCTGTAATATCAAGAATCCTGCTCTCGATTTGTGAAATCCGAACAACTAAGCCTGCATTACTGACATTATCAATTTCAGCTACTTGGGTACTCTGCCATATTTTATTTAAACTTAGGAAATAAACATCAATCACATTTTCTATAGAGGACTTATATTGATCGTAGGTACCTGTTCCTGAAAATGACAACTGCAGGCTAATTGCAATTTCTGAATTCAGCGCCCCCTCGACCGTTACATGGTGTCCGATTGGAGCAATCCCCACACCTTCACCACTATGACCTATAGGATCGATTGTATTTTGCACCTTTTCCATAAACTCTGCCGTGGGTGGCTCATAGGTACTTGTCATAAATGAAAGTCGGACCGTCCCACCACCTGCCCATATTGGATAAACTTTAACACCTCCTACACCCGATATGGCATTGATCTTTTCTCGATAATCCGCAATGTTTCCACCATAAGCTTGAGAATTAAAACTGGCAAGATACCGTTCCCTGAAATGCTCCGTTTCTTCTTCATCTTCGCCCGGCACTGTTACTTCAGTAAGTATGGCCGTTTGCAGTCCTGCGGTGTAATCAATTGCAATCATGTTGCCGGCTGGCTTATTCCCCGCAGTACCAGCCGTTTCACACTTCAATAAAAAAACGCCATTACTGATTTTCTCAGTAACCGCGTAATTTACATCATCATATGAAAAACGTGTACCTATAGGGATCGCCAACTCAGCCGGTACAAAAGAACCTT